TGTGCCTGATGTTACTGGTTTAACTCTATGCCACACAAAACTAGGAAATACAATAATAGAACCTTTTGGTAATATCTCTTTACATTGTATCCTATGTTTTGATTCGTCTCGCATATGTGGATCATAGTTTCTAAAATCAAATTCTAATTCTCCACCTTGGTATTCTGAACCATCTGTCAACTGACAAGTCATAGATAGTTTTCTAATTCTTCCGTGTTCTGGTGTATTCGGTTTATCATAAGGTTTGTCCCAACTATCACAGTGCCAGTCGTAATATTGATTTAATTTATATTTTGTAAATTGACAAGATTCCGATCTTTCCCAATCGAAATTCCAACCAGCTCTTGCATTTGCTTCGTGAACATATGGATGTAATTCTTTATATATCCAAGTATCGTTTAGCCATACTAAATCTGATTTTCTTTTTCTTTGTAAATTTTTAACTTCTTCTTTATTTAATTCTTTATCACCATAGCCACCAGTTCTAGCCATAACTTCTTTTTGTTGATTAGCATACGCTATGACCTCGTCACAAAATTTAGGTGTAAGCGCACCACTAAAATACCAATAATAATTAGATATATTCATATGTTATAGTTTGTACAAAATTTAAATTATCCTTTTGATCATTGGTGAGGTAATACATATTAGTTGATGGAAACATAATAAATTTATTATTTTCTAATGGTATATCCCAAGATCTACCTTTACGTCTGTTATCTTCATAATGTATTCTAACCATACAGTCTTTGACTTTTACACCGTATAATAATGTAAAGTCTGGTGAGTTTCGAAGATCCACTGGATCTATATTTAATAATGGAGTTGTTATCTCTTGAGGCTTATACATATTCCCCCAAGTTTCTTTGTTAACTAAAGTAAATCCATAGTTTAAATTTATATGATCTCTCATATAAGTATTCAACATATCAAATGTTCGTGAAAATGGAAAAGGTGAGTCTGTAACTTGTGATTTTAAAATGTCGTTTTGTAATTTGTCTCGGTCAATATCCCAATTTTTAGGCATTGCCACATCACCGTGATATAAAGCTTGTTCAGATAATACTTTCTTTTGCATACCACATACCTTTTTAATTTAGGCGTGTTCGTCTGTCAAGTCCCAGGACTGGCCGTCTTCATTCCAGTTATAAATCCATCGATGAGTGTTAGCTTCGATTTGTGCTTGTTGCTCCGCAGTAAATTCAGGGGCATCGCCGATTGGTGATTTCCAACTTGCAGTTGCAGTGTCTTTTACCCAAGAGGCATATGGTTTTTTAGGCCAAAAGATATTGTTATCTTCGTCCCATTCATAACCTATACCTGCGTAGTTTCCTCTAAAAGGTGTGCCACCTAATTTATGTGCATTACCTGATGTATTGTAAGATGTTTGAATCCACATTTGTGCAGGCCAGTTGTTATGTGTTTCTAACCACTGTTGACCTACTGATTCATCTTCAACACCATCAGCATTTAACATCTTATCATTATCCATAGTTAAAACTTGAATAACTTTTCCGTTAGCTCCTAGTTTTGCAAAATGTGCCATAATGTTTCTCCTTATATATTAATTTTTAAATTCAGTAAATACATATTAATTTTGAAATTTGTACCTTATTAATACTATACCTGATCCTCCAGCACCGCTATCAGCTGGTAGTGATTGAGTTCCTGCTCCACCTCCACCGGTGTTTGCTGTTCCACTTTTACCATTTCCTTCAGGATTTACAGCACCATTTCCTCCTCCACCTACACCTCCATTAGAAGGTGTGCCGGAATATGCTGAACCACCAGCTCCTCCAGCGAATTGACCACAAACAGAAGCTCCAGTTCCTGTGCCATTGGCTATGTAAAAAGGTTGAGGGGCTGATCCAAAAATAGGAGCTACATTTATTCCTGCTCCACCAGTTCCGCCTACTCCGCAACCACCAGTTCCACCTGCTGCGCTGGCACCACCACCGCCTCCGCCACCAGCTGGATTACCAGAACCTGGATTACCTGTTCCTCCAGGATTACCTTGTGGAGGACTTACTGGAGGAGTATTTCCTGCTGATCCTGAATTAGCACCATAACCTCCACCACCACCAGATCCACCTGTTGACGATGCTGCAGGAGATGGCGTGCCATTTCCTCTAGCTCCACCGCCACCACCTGCCGCAACAAAATCTGATGCAATAGAGGATGGACTTCCACTTGGTGCTTGAGTTGGATTATGACTTGGATAATTTGTTGATGCACCACCTGCACCAATTGTAATTGGATATGCTTTAGCTGAAACTGAAAAACCAGGTGCTCTAATTGGAATCGTTGGTGAAGTATCTACAACAGAACCTACTCTCATACCACCAGCACCACCACCACCTGTTCCAGCATAATGTCCACCAGCTCCACCGCCAGCAACTACCATATAATCTATTTGATTTGATCCACCAGAATTACCACCACAAGAAACACAAAAAGTTCCTGGTCCTGTAAATTGATGAACTTTAAAATCACCAACAGTTGTTATAGTTCCTCCTGTTGCGGTAACATATAATGACCCTGGTGCTTCTGATTGTAAACCTGAATCTGTCACTAACCAACCTTTTGTTGCATCTGCATAAACTAAAGTAACTGCAATTCCTTCTAGAGATATGATTGAATCTTCCGCTGCACCTCCAATGTTAGATCCATTTCTACCTATTGTTAGATTAGCTGTATCAAAAGTATTTGCATAATCTTTAACAGCTACAATATCCCCAGCTGAAGGTGAAGCTGGTAATGTAACTGTAAATGCCCCACTAGTATTAGTATCACAAAAATACCCTTCACCAGATACTGCTGTAAAAGCAGTTGTTTTAATTGATGTTTGCCAATTAACAGCACCTGTTGCTCCAAAACCATTTGCAGTTCCAGCATTTGTTATTGTTGCACCTGCAGGAATTGTAAATGTATCTCCACTATCTCCTAATGTGACTGTGCCACACGCTGCTCTTGGACTAATTTTATTTACTTTTATTTCACTCATAATTAATTTTGAAACCTATATCTTATCACAACTATACCACTACCTCCAGCACCACCAGTTCCGGGTGAGCCACCTGGATAACCTCCACCACCACCAACACCACCATTACCAGAATTAGCTGGACCTGATGCTCTTGGTGAAGAGCCTGTTGGTCCACCCTCCGCTCCTGCAGCATAAGTTACTCCTGAACCTGTTATAGCGTTTGGTACACCTGGGCCACCAGCTGAACCACTTGCAGGATAACCACCTGGAGAAGATTCATTAGATCCCGCACCACCAGCTCCACCACCACCAGCTCCGCCACCACCGTTATTGTTAGGATTAGCAAAATTTGTTCCACCATTATTTCCTTGAGGCGGACTTACTGGAGGAGTATTTCCCGTTCCACCAGGAAAAGGAGTAGGACCTCCACCGTCACCAGCCCCACCACCTGAACCTCCTGGTTGTCCAGGAGTTTCAACTCTACCCCTACCACCTCCACCACCGGCAGACGCAATTGATGTTGGACCTGCAAAAGTTGAAGTACTACCTTGAACCCCACAACCTGGAGAACAACCACCAGCTCCACCTGCACCTACTGTAACTGGATATGGTCCTACTGCAGCGTTTATAGTTGGTGCTTGTAAAGGTGATGGACCAAATGCAGATGTTCTATAACCACCTGCACCACCACCGCCGCCACCTCTAGCGGATGTATTTTGTAGTGCACCACCACCGCCACCACCTACTACTAAATATTCTAAACCATTTCTAGGAGCAACAGTTGAAGCACAAGATATTGTAAAGGTTCCCGGACCTGTAAATGTGTGCACCTTAAAATCACCATCGTTTGATTCTGTTCCACCTGAAGCTACAATATATGGAATTAATCCTGTCACATTAGAGGTTGAATCTTGAACATTTTTCCATCCCTCTATGTCATCAACATAAACTAAAGTTACTGATTGGCCTTCAGTTGATAAAGCAACAGTTGCTTGAACACCACCAATTTTTTGAGTCCCATTAGCTGCAATTGTTAAATTATGTGTTTGAAAAGTATTTGTGTAGTCTACTACTGACACAATATTTCCTGCAGTTCCTGCAGGTAAGTTCATTGTAAAAGCACCGCTTGATGTATTTGCAAAAAAACCCTGACCATTGACTGCTGTAAATGTACTTGTTTTAATTGAGCCTGTCTGCCAATCAACTGTGCCCGTTCTTCCAAATCCTGTTTGTGTTGCACCAGATGCAAGATTAACAGCTCCTCCACATCTTCCTAAAGTTACTGTTGCACCGTCTACAACTATTGTTTGACCAGATCCTGATCCTACAGTTGTTGTTGACCCACATTTTTTAATTATTAATGAGTCGTCTGAAACTTTATGTATATTATCTACTTTAATTTTACTTGTCATAATTATTGAAATTTATACCTTATTATTACTACACCATAAAC